GTTCATAGACATGACTTCCTATAAACCCTTTGTGACCTGTAACTAAAATTTTCATGATTTCCAAGTAGGAGGATGTGTTAAACAATAACTATTAAACATTATTCTCATCTCATCATAACTCATTCCACAATTATTTGCTGCTTGAGGGAGATTCCATTTAGCAGTAAATAATTTATCTAATGATTCTTGTGTTTCGATTCTCATGATACCATCCTACTAAATCCTTTTACTTTATCAAATTTAATACAATTTTCAAACTTATCAATAAGTTCGGTTTTATGAGTGATAATAAAAATATTAGCACCTTTTATTATATATCGAACAATCTTTAAAAATTCGTCCGTTCCAAAACCATCAAGAGAACTATCAAATACTTCATCCATTATTAATAGATTTGTATTAACAGAGTTCTTTGCTCTAGCAACTTCTCTCCATGTAAAGAGTAATGCTAAATCAATTCTCATCTTTTCACCTTCACTAAATGATGAATATGAAAAATCCTCATGAATCGGTGATTGTACCGTTTCATTAAACTCTTCATCTAATGTAAAATTGATATAGAAATCCATCAACTGAAGATAACGGTTTACCTGTTGATTAATGAATGGAATATATCTTTTGATTATTTTGGTCTTTACACCATCATCCTTAAGTAAAGAATACGCAAAATCATAATACGTTATCTCTTCTCTCTTAGATGCTAGTTCTTCTATAGTGTCTTGTAAACCTTTTTCTAACTCAGCTAACTTCTCATGTTCAATATTTCTATTTGCAAGTTGTTCGGTAAATCTCTGAATTTCCGATTCAAGATCTCGGATTTGTCGTTGGCAACCAGAGATGCGAGTATTGTTTTGAGAAATGTCATTATTGAGTTTAGAAATCTCCTTTGATAGTTTGTTAAACTGACGTTCTCTGTCTTTTTCTTTTTGAATTGCTTCAACTAGATCATTATATCCAGTTTGCAACTCCTTTGCTTTAGTTTGAGAGTCAGCAATTCTATTTACACGAAACTCTTCTTCTATATTTTGTGTACAAGTAGGACATACCGTATTATCTGTGAAAAACTTATGCTCTTTAGTAATGGTAGATACTTTCTGAGATATTTTACCTTTCAAATTGTTTAGTTTTACTAACTTTTCATCTGATCCTGTAACACTTTCTTGTTCTTTAAGAAGATCAGATATACTAGATTCTTTAAGTTGATTATGCTCTAAATGAGCATCAACTTCAATTGTTAATGTCTTAATCTTTCCTTTAGTAGTATCAATATTACTCCTTCCCTGCTCTTCAATTTCTCCAATAAACTCCTCTTGCATCCTAGATTTATCTTTTAGATTATCCTTCTTGAATGAAAGAGTCTTAATCTGTTCTCTATGTTCTCTAAGAGAATCCTTTACAAATCCTCCCATCATAGAAAAAATACGAATGTCTAAAAGATCTTCAATAACTTCTCTACGATTAGGTGCAGACAATTGCATAAAGGGTACAAAATTAGTACTACCTAAAATTACAATCTGAGTAAATGACTTATAATTTAGTTTTAAAATATTTTGTTCTAGAAGTTTCTGGTTATTTCTATCATCTGCTTCTTTATGAAGGGGATTTCCATTAACTTCAATATCAAATATATTTGGTTTTATTCCTCTACGAATTAAGTAATCTCTACTATTAACACTAAATTCAACCTCAACACAACAATCCTTTTCATTTGTTGTATTGATAAGTTGGGATTTATTAATCTTACGAAATGGTTTATTAAACAACACAAAAGTCAATGCATCAAGCATTGTAGACTTTCCTGCACCATTTGTACCAATGATCAAATTGGTACTATGATCTTGAAAATTTATCTGCGTCCAGTGATTACCAGTCGAAAGAAAATTTTTCCACTTAATCTTCTTGAAGGTTATCATGTTTTGGAGGTATCACGATGTCGTCAGGTGTAATCACTGCATACTTATAATTATACCTCTTACACGTATTAATTGCAAGCTCATCCTCAACTTCTATAACATCCATATTCCTTTGATAATGATCATCATCATTTAACATTAAAGCATAACGAGTAGCATCATCCTCATTTTCAAATAAAAATAATACTTTATCACCATCAGAATCTTGAACAGCATATGCCCCTTCATCTTTCTTATCTTTTAATGTTAAAAGAAACATTACTCTACTTCGCAAGCTTGTCTATAAAGATCTTGGAAGATACCCTTTATAATATTTTTATCTAAATCAAATTCAGATTCCTCAATATATCTATTCAAAATTGAAATAGTATTCTCTTCTTCATCTATATCAAAATCTTCACTTTCTTGAATATCAAAGTTTTCAATGATCTTCAATTCTTGAACACCAACTGAATAAAGTTTATCAAGAAATTTTTCAAACATCTTAGGTTTAGTCTTTTTACGAACAATTACCTTGACAATTTTATTATGATATTCAGTTGCATCAAATGTTTGATGTGGAGTATCTTCATAATATACATTATAAAATAATTTATAAGGATTGTTAATTGGAGTGTGGGTGAGGGTTTCCGTATCAAAAATATGAAATCCTCTAGGATCATTCACATCATTCCAGAACATCTCATATGGATTGCCCAAATAGAATATCTTTCCATCATTAGATCTTGTATGGAAATGACCAGAAAATACCCTTTCAAATTTATCAAAGATATTAACATCCATACCAGTTTCCATCATATGTCCACGAGTAGCTCTAAAACCATTTACTTCAAGATGTCCCATAACAACTTTACTGGTGGTCTTTTTAAGTATCTCTAAACTAGAATCATAGTTTTCACTATTAATCCAAGGAAGCATTAATATCTTCCTCTTACCAACCTTGATCTCAGTTGCCTTAGAATATAATTTTATATTTGGATAGTTTTGTAATAATAACTCTGGAGAGTTTACAAAGTTAGTATTCTTATAATAACAGTCATGATTACCTACAATAGCATATACCTTATATTTCTTAAGTGGTTCAAATACAACTCTTTTAGACCATTCAAGAGTCTGTAAATCAATAGACTTACGACTATCAAATATATCACCCATATGAATGATAGTATCTATACCATGCTCTTCTAAAGACGGAAAGAAGATGTCAGTATAGAACTTCTCAAAATATTCATGTATATGCTTAGAACCTTTCCTTGCACCATAATGAGTATCGGTTATGATTGCTATTTTCATCTATTGGAAGTCTTATATTGAATATTATCTTTAATAGTATTATATTCAGAACTAGCACCAGAAAGAGCAGTATCATCTACCACCATAACTTCATCAAATCCTGTTCTCTCAATTATCTTTGATTTAATATCCAATTGTTTCTTTTCCTTCTGTATCCTTCTAAGGAAGGCATAATGAATAATCTGAGTAAAGTATGCAAAAGGATTCCTAGACTTCTCTGGATCGAAATTATGAATGTATTGTACACAATTCTCTATACCATCAGAGATCATATCATCTCTAAACATATAGTTCACAAAGTTTGGTTTATATGATAAGTGTGTAGCAATCTTTAAAAAACACTCACCAAGATAGTTTGTAATACGAGGTTTAGGTAGGTCATTCTCTTTTGCATGAGCAACCTTTTCCCTATAAACAATTAGTGCTTCTAAGAGTTGTTTGTTATTTACGTAGTGTTCTGATTTCTTTTTAGGCATAGCATTTTGGTTCCCGTCTTAAACATGTAGGTATTATAACACATTTCTTGGGCTTGACAAGTTCTTCATTTGTAATTAGAATACCTTTGTAAGGGTTGATGGGAAATATCTAGCTTTCTTTTGTATTACTACTTTTAAATATATCTTCTAGTTTCTTTCTGGCAGATTCTACACTAGATAGATATCCCATATCACTAGAGACATTAACTTTTCCTTGAATATTTGGTGTATTGAACCTAACTGTCTCATTATTAGACTCTTCAATGTATTTGTTGTAAATAGAAATTATCTTTTCATCTCTACTTTCAGATATAGTAACGACTTTATCATATTTTAAAACAAAAATATCATCATCAGCTAATTCCAACCATGATTTAACTTTAACATAGGATGCTCCACCAGGATGATTAATCATATTCATAACTACAGGATTATGAAGAATAAGACTGGGATTTACATCACCACTTTCTTCATCAACACAAGTTAATGCTAGGATTTCTTCCCCTGATATTAATTTAATTATAGCGTAGAACTCTTCTCCCATTAGTTTTTCAGTGGTATGTTAACTATATCATAATTGAATTTTTCTTCGTTATAGACTTTAATCCTCTCTATTAAATGATTAAGTGTGTAATTTTTTCTAGATTTATAACGAATATCATCAGCAATGTCATATAGAGTTGCTTTGGATTTATTATCTCCTTTTCTTAAGACTCTTCCAATTGACTGGAGATTCCTAATTCTAGACTTAGACGGAGAAGCAAAAATGACGTTGTGAAGGTTTTTAATATTAATACCTGTGGAGAATGTTCCATAAGACGCTACAATGATTGCATTATCTTCTCTTTCAGTGATATCACGAACCTTTTCTCTATCTTGGGTATCTACACCACCATGTACAAA